AACAAAACTTCTTTTGAGAATGTACCTATAAAAATGCTTGAAGAGTATGGTAGGTTTGATATTAAGTCTACAAGATCCTTGTTTGATGCCCAGATGGAGCAGTTTAAGATCGGTAAGAATAAAAATCTAATCAATAGTGTTAAGATGATGTGTGAGTTTTTAGTTGTTTTATCTAAAATGGAAAACAATGGCATATTTATTGACGATAACGCCTTGCAACAAGTAGAAAATGATTTTCAGCAAGAGTATGATAGTCTTAGAATACAAATAGACGAGGCTATATACGAAAAAATGGGAGACACTTCTATAAATCCTTCTAGTCCTGAGCAACTATCTTGGTTATTGTATGGAGTCAAAGTAACTGACAAAAAGAAATGGGCAGTTCAATTTAATCTAGGGGTAGACCCTTACACAAAAAAACCTAAGCGCAGAACTAAGTATTCTAAAACAGAACTTAGAAAGATATTTGATATGTTTTTACAGCCTGTGTATAAAACTAAAGCAGAGCATTGTGTTGCTTGTTCCGGCAAAGGTCAGATTCAAAAGTTCAAAGTCAACAAAGAACCTTACAAAAATCTTACAAAATGTTTTGACTGTGGAGGCAAAGGTTACATATATAGAAACACAAAAGAAAAAGCAGGTTTTAAAGGTAAGGTAGAATCTTCTTTAGATGTTGCTGAAGGTGGATTTAAAACAGACAAGACTACTCTACTTAAAGTAGGCAATACAGGTGACGCTGAGTTAAGATCGTTTATTGAAAAGATATCTAGGTACAATGCATTAGAGACATACTTAAAAACTTTTGTTGAAGGTATAAAAAAACACAAGACAGAAGATAATTATTTGTATCCAAACTTTATGCAATGCATTACTGCAACAGGTAGGCTGTCAAGCCGTGATCCTAACTTCCAAAATCAACCTAGAGGTAATACTTTCCCTATAAGAAAAGCTATTAGTTCAAGATTTGAGGGAGGATCTATTATGGAAATAGACTTTGCTCAGTTAGAATTTAGGGCTGCTGTATGCCTAGCCAAAGATAAAAATGGATTAAAAGATATTTTAGATGGTGTTGATGTTCATGCTTTTACAGCAAGTGTGATAGGCTGTGAGAGGCAAGAAGCTAAGGCACATACATTTAAACCACTCTACGGAGGCATGTCAGGTACTCCTCCGCAACAAAAGTATTATGTAGAGTTTTTACAGAAGTACCCTGATATAAAAGTTTGGCATGATAAACTGCAGGATGAAGCAATAAGGCGTAAAGTCATAACTCTACCAACAGGTAGACAGTACGCTTTTCCAAGTGCAGAAAGAATGCCGTGGGGTGGCTCAAGCTTTTCAACACAGATAAAAAATTATCCTGTGCAAGGCTTCGCTACTGCTGACATTGTACCTCTAGCCTGTATCCTTTCTCAAAAATTGCTAGAGGACAATGCCACAAAGAGCATCTTAATCAACACAGTGCATGACTCTATAGTTGCTGACATATTTCCTGGTGAAGAAGATATTGTTGCTGACTGTTTAAAGAGAGGTTGCCTAGGTGTTGTTCAAGAACTAAAAGACAGGTACGATGTTGATTTTGATGTTCCATTAGAGGTTGAGATAAAAGTAGGACCAAATTGGTTAGACACTACGATTTATCATTGACAATACGCAGTATCTATGATACTATACGATTAACAATAAAGCACTGGAGGTGCAAACATGACTAATGAAGTAAAGCCTTTTGAGTCTCTAAGTAATGAAGAGATAATGAAGATGACAGGGCAGGACGATGGATCTCAAATGGGATCAGGAACTTTGCCAAGACTGGCAATAAACAGGGCTGCTGAAGATGATGACGGAAATGCTTTGAGGGCAGGAGTCTACAATATCTATGATCCTGAATCAGAAGCTAAAGTCTACAGCTTAAAAGATACAGCAGTACAGTTTAGACCATTTATTAACGCTTATCAATACATGGAGTATGATGCAGATGATAACAAGTATGCCTCTACATCAGTAATATTTAAATCATGGAAAGATGAGCCTATTGACACAAAAGGGGGAGTACGATGCGGCAAAGTTATTGGTAAAGATAAAGAACAACTTACTGATGCTGAAGTAGATGCGCAAAGAAACATAAAATGCTATAGACTTGTTTATGGAGTCCTTAGTATGGAATGCACAAAAGCAAATGGTGAAGCTACCTCTGTAAAAGAAATGCCCGTTCTATGGCGTGTAACAGGTATGAACTTTAAACCTATTGGGGAAACTCTAAAAGGATTGAAGGGTAGAAACAGTCTGATGTTTAACCATGTGCTAAACTTATCTACTAAGCGAAAGAAGAGTGGAAGTAATACATTCTATGTAGCTGATATTGATGTTGACTCTAAGCAAGTTGAGTTCACCAAGAAGGATCTTGAACACATGGATATGTTTAACGATCTTATTCAAGAAGAGAATAAAAAGATCGCAGAGCAGTGGAAACAAGCTAACTCTAAAACTAGCATGAAAGACGCAGAGAGTGCTACAATTATAGACGCAGTATCTTCTGATAATCCTGAGGACTTTTTAGCTACTTAATGTCAAACTCTATTTTAAACAGAGTACAGATGTTTCTCACGGAGGCTAACAAAGCCTCTGTGGGAGTGTCTAGTACAATAGTTAAAGAGTTTGGGCAAGCCTGTGAAGATGCCTTTAAAAAGCAGTTTACAGAGCAACACGATAGGACATTCAGAACTAGGATGTCGAACATAGGCAGACCTTTGTGTCAGCTTCAGATGGAGAAGTCTGGTGCAGAGGCAGAGCCTATGCCTTATAACTTCAAGATGAGAAATCTTTTTGGGGATATGATTGAAGCTGCTGCAGTAGCTATACTAAAAGCATCAGGAGTAAAAGTAGATGCTATACAGAAGAAAGTTAAACATAAATTTGATGATGGGTCAGAGATTGATGGTACTTATGATATCAAGATTCAAAATAATATTTATGATATTAAGAGTGCATCGCCTTGGGCTTTTGAAAATAAATTTGGGGATAATGGAGGTTTTGATGCTATACAGAAAGAGGATAGCTTTGGGTATGTACCTCAAGGTTACCTATATGCTGAAGCAGAAAATACGGATTTTGCAGGGTGGATTGCTATTAATAAATCTACAGGAGAATGGGCAGTAACTGAGACTCCACTAGCAGATCAGAAACAATCTAGTGATGCTCTTAAGAAAGCTAAAGATAATATGGATGCATTAAATTCTGATGCACCTTTTAAAAAACTGTTTAAAGATGAAGAAGAGTTCTTTAATAGAAAAGCTACAGGTAATAAAATATTACCACTAGAGTGTAGATTTTGTGCATATAAGAAACCTTGTTGGGGTGAAAAACTTAAGTATCTACCACAGCAACAGTCCAAAGCACTTACGCCTAAGTGGGTATGGTATACTGAAGTAACTAATCCTAGGGAGGAAGATGGACACACGGAGTAGAAAAGCTAAAGGTAGAAGACTACAAAATTGGGTGAAAGGCAAACTACTTTCGGCTTTCCCCTCTTTGACAGAAGATGATGTGTCTGGCGCTGTTATGGGAGAGACTGGGGTAGATATTAAACTATCTACTAAAGCTAAAGAACTTATACCTTACTCAATTGAATGTAAGAATAAAGAAACATTCAAAGGTATATACGATATTATGGAGCAAGCAAGTCACCATATAAAACGTTTTGACACCAATACAGCAATTGCTGTAATCAAAATGAATCAGCAAGAGCCGTTAGTAATAGTAAATGCAGATCATTTTATAGACTTAATAAAGGAGAAAAATGACAACTAAATCTAAGAAGATACCTACTAATATTAAAGAGTCTATTTTAGTATCTATATATCCTACAGACGAGGGATTTGCATGTACTGTGTTACCTGCAGCAGATACTCCACAAATAGAGAGTTACGCTGTAGCATTAACTATAGCGCATGGAATGGTAAAGGCTTCTGTAGAAGAGCCTGATTACATATTCGATATGGGCATAGAGGCTATGCAAGAAACTGATGGCAAGTCTAAGGTAGACTTCCAGGAAATACTAGACAGACGTAAAGAGAGGATGCACTAATGGGAACACACCTAGTGATACCTGATCCCCATGTTAAAATGGGAGTCAGTAACGACAGACTTACTTGGGCAGGAAAGTTTGCAAGAGATACCAATCCCGACACAATAATATGCCTAGGAGATTGGGTTAATATGGATTCTTTATCACACTTTGATAGAGGGAAGAAATCTTTTGAGGGAAGAAGATACAAGAAAGAAATAGATCATGCAGAAGAAGCATTGTATCTTTTTAATAAATCTTTGAAAGATAAGAAGGTTAGGAAGATTATGTTGGGAGGTAATCATGAACATAGAATAACCAGATTTGTAGAAGACAATCCTGAATTGGATGGCACACTAAGCGTTATGGATATACCATTTACGAAATACGGATGGGAGTATCACGACTATGAAAAGATAGTAGAAGTTGATGGCATACTATACTGTCACAATATCGCAAGTGGAGTTATGGGTAAGCCTATTAGTGGAGAGTATGTAGCTTCTAATTTATTAAAGAAGAACTTTCAATCTGCTACTGTAGGTCACTCACATTTATTTGATTATGCTGTTAGGTCACTGCATAATGGAAGAAAGATTATGGGATTAAATGCAGGATGCTATTTAAACCATAAAGAAAACTTTGCAAAAGGCACACAACATCTATGGTGGAGTGGACTGATTGTAAAGAGAAACGTTAACAAAGGGGAATACGACTTAGAGTCGATTAGTATAAAGGAGTTAAAAAATAGGTATGAAGGACGCAAGTAATCTACTATCTATCGCTGATGAATTAATATCAGGGGATAGAGCAAAAGAGTATGGGGACAAAGAGACTATGCACGATAATATAGCAAAGCTATGGTCTGCGTATTTGAATGTACACATCACAGGACATGATGTTGCTTTAATGATGACGCTATTGAAGATGGCTAGAACTAAAGCAGGAAATGTTACTGAGGACACATATATAGATATGGCTGCTTATAGCGCTATAGCGGGGGAACTAAAATCTAGGGGTAGTGTAGATGGAAAATAATTATCTAATAACACAGGAACAAGTAAACACAGTTGTAAAGTATATGTTTACTAGACCCTACGCAGAGGTGGTACAGCTTATAAATCTATTAGGCAAATTACCTAAATTAGATCCTCAGATTAAACCTGATTTTGTTAAAGAGGGTGACAAAAAGAAATGAAATCAAAAGACGAGGCTATTCTCTTTAGAACCACTGTTTCTGTAAGTGGTAAAGGAGAAGTAGTAGTAGATCATGAGTCCTTACCTAGTGACCAAATAGTTAAGAAACTAGGTAAGGGCTATCACGCAAACATGATTAACGCAATAGTGGGTCATTGTAGGTCAAAAACATATGACTTTGATGACTCACTAAATGTTTTACTAAAAGATTTTTAAGCTATGGCAGGCTTCATTAGCCCGGAGTTTGCTGTAGTATCTACCACATTAGGGTCAGGCTGAATATTCATAGCGTCTGTCATTGGTGTGGGAATATCTCCCGGCTCAGGTACTATAAAATCAGGATCACCTTGAGGTACTTTTTCCGCCTCTACTTTTTCTTCAGACTTTTGAGTTTCTAAAGGTGAGGGTGGAGACTGTATCTCTGCCATTAAACCTGACTTTGGGCTAGTATTGGGAGAAGTAACTGCAGCCATAGATCCATATTCTTTTACTAAGTCGCTAAAATTTAAATCTTTCATAGCCGCTAATAAATCCCCTACAATTAGGGATCTCGATACATTACCTTCCATAGGTGTAGTAGGAATCTCTCCTACACTTTCTTTATTTAATTGATCTGTTAATTGTTGTGTAACTGGTAGTGCCATTACAGTACCTTTAATAAAATAATAACTGTTACTAAAACTAATCCTGACACAATAAGCTTACCTTTTTTATTTAGGTCTTCCCATTTTGCTTTCCAAGTTTCATATAACTCTACAACTTTTTGTAAATATTTATTCATGTTTCCTCCTATACGTTTTCCATTTGTTTGCTTAGTTGATTTGCCCTTGAGGGCGTCTGTTTTGCCCATCTTGAATCGAGCATCTGCTTAGCAGCTTCCTTAAAGTCTTTTTCTTTGAGAGCCTTAATCATCATCTTAAATTTACTGACTCCTGCAAAACCCATTTGATAAATCATTTCACATAGAATACACTCAGCATCTAAAGGTATACTTAGTTCATTCTCTTCACAAAACTTCTGAGTAAGTTTCCATGCTTTATCAAAGTCCTCATCAAATATTTTATCCCAACCTTCTTTAGTTGTTGGAGGTACTTCGCCCGGTAACATTTTATGACCATAGCCCCCTGTGTCGAATCCTAAAGTATCGACATAGACATCTAGCCTATACCCTTCATGCTCCTTAATTTGTTGCTTTAATTTTTCTACTTGTATACTAACCATTATTGTAAACACTCCTATTTTTTAAATAACTTTGCTGCACCTTGTGCGCCCTTTATACCAAAACTTGCAGAAATCGCAATATATAGTAAGTTGTGATAATACGATGGTAAATCTTGTAAGGCGACAAAGCCTTTATGTATATGCTCTTGCCAAGGAGTAAAGACTAGCACGGCAGGTAAAAGTAGGACTACTAAACTTACCTCATCTTTCCAAGACCCTTTCATTTGGTCTACTGCAGATGCTTCCCAAGCAACTTTTCCTGCTATCTGGTCTTCTTTTAATTTAGTCTTAGCTTTAATTTCTGTAACAGCTAACTCAGCTTTAGCTTTCTTTGTCTCTACAAATCCTGTAACAGCACTTCCTGCTACTGATAGTAAAGGTTTAATTAATAGTGATAACATATTAGTCTCCTCTGTTAAAATTAAAAAACGGCTCACGAACTTCTAAATCCATATCGTCTATGCCTTGCATTATTACATCAAAAAAGTTTGCCATGCCTTTATCTATTTGTGATAATTTAAACTTTTTCATTGCACCAGACATTTTTTTATCTTGTATGATAAGATTTCTGTCGGTATTAAACTTTGCTGCCATCCTGCCATAATTTTCTAATTTGCCAGATATATATAACAACTCCCTATTTTCGGGATCATCCAAAAATTCTTTTAGTAATTCTACTTTGGCTTCATCTTTAAACTTCATCATTTGATTTTTTGCTTTACTTGCTTGGGCTTTGAATCTATAAAAGTCTGCTTCAGCTTGTGTGAATTTAGGAGGGTCTAGCTGTAAGAATCTTTTTACAAAAATAAACTCATCTAATCTTTTATCTGGCATTTTTGTATCAGAAAATATATCAAAAGTTTCATCTACTAAATCTAAAAGATATCCACCCATTGCACCTGTATAAGCATTCCAAAAATTTTCAAACTGTATAGGTGACATTAGAAATTTTCTGATTCCTGGAGGGGCATTTTCAATTGCAGCAGTTATAGACTTACTACTCCAAGGATAAGACTGACCGTAATCAGGCAAACTGTTTTGCATGTTTGGAGATATAACGGGAGACCCAAAGAATGTTTTATTTCTTGCTGTATTGAATAAAGGAGATATTACTTGGGGAACATAAGATAGTCTAGCCTGATTTTTTAGTACTACCCATGAGGTAAGAAAGAACTGATCTCCATTTTTAGTACCATCTAAAGTTTCTAAAAAGTTTGTTAGTATAGTTCCTACTGCACCAAATTCAAAAGGCTTTGGAATTTTAATAAAATTACCATCACCCATAGGTATCATATAATGCAAGTCTCGTATCTGTTGGGATGTGTTTTGATAATTAGGATCATCCTTATTAAGAATATGAAGTAGTAAAGAAGGTGCAGCTACATAAGCTGTTATCTTAGCAAGAACTGCTGTCCTAACTTTAGGACCTTCATTTTTAAGTGCTCTTACAGTTCTATAAATACCTTGAATACCTGCATTCAAAAAGGGAACTGTAGAAGTGTATTGTCTAAAGAAATTGTTTGCACCATGCATACCAAAGTCTACAGCAACTTCTCTAGCTGCTAAGGAAGACTCTCTTGCAGAGTACCCCATCCCTCTAAGCATTGTATACTCTGTAAAACGAGATGCGTTTTCAAAACTTGTAACAACATCTCCATATCTGTCTATAAATTTTTTAGGTCTATCTAATACATTTTTATAATTAGTACCTAATTTTCTATGAAATTCACCTAAGAATTGCTCTGATACTTCTCCTCTCCATAGAGTAGATCCAAAAGACCCTCCATTTAATATAAATTCTTCATAGAGTTCTTTGTAGGTAATTTCTGAACCATCTTTTAGTGTTAGTTTTGCATTGCTTTGAAATCTTTGAGAGGTCTTTACAGCAGTACTTAACATAGGTATGTAGAAAGGATTTTTAGATAGTATGGCTGACGAAAAAGTATCTCTTAGTAAGTTAGCACCTGCAAAAAATCCTGGGTCCATAGTAACACCTTTTGTCAACAAGTTTTTAAATCCTGCTGCTGCTTTTATAAAAGCATTTGTTTTAGCAAACTGTTTAGGACTTATAGAATTTAAAGTTAGGAATAAATATTCGTTTTTTATTTTATACTTTGTAGGCACTATTGTCTCTACAAGTTTTCCTGTTTTTTTATTTTTTTCTAGTACGTTTCTAAATACAATAAACTCCCTGTCTTTTAAAGGTATATTTTCAGATCTAAATAGAGTGAGTCCATCTAAATCTTCTAATGTATTAGGGTCAATCTGTAGAGTTTCTCCGTCCTTCTTACTTTTTTTTATAAGCGCAGATTCGATTTCGCTAGACTTTAAAGGTATAGCTTTTAATTGTTTTGTATCAACTTTTTCTGCCCAGTCTTTTAATCCCCCTTTTGATTGGTCTATAAGATCAAACGTATTTCTTAATACATAGTTTTTATAAGATGTTGTTATAATACTATTAATATTTTCTATATAGTTATCAAATAGATTTCTTAAAGGTAGTTCTCCTGCTTTAGTGTCAAAACCTATAGGGGAAAACTTTGCTTTTCTTTTAACTGCTGACCCTCCGCCTCTAGCAAGATTGACTAAATGCTCATCTGAAGTTAAGTCTCTGTATAAAGGAACATAAGGCATTCTAGCTTTTATTAATTCAGCTTTTCTAGCTGATGTAATAAGACCTGCATCTACTGCAAAATCTAACAACTGGGAGTTGAACTCATTCAAAGCATTCATTGCATTTGTGTACTCAGGTATTAGGTCACCTTTTTTTGCTTCTGCAAGTAGGTCTTTCTTTACCTTTTCTGAATTTTTAAATAGGCTTTTAAATTTATCATCAGATAAAGACAGTAAGCTTTTAGCACCGATGTAATCAAAAAATTCATCAGCGTCATATTTCTTTCCTAAGTTTTTTTGTAATAAAACTTGAAGACCATCTCCTGATGCTACAGATCCACCATCTTTAAATTTAAATGTTTTTCCAAATAAGAATTGCTCTATCATTCCACCTACAGCAGGTAGGAATCTAGACTCTGCATATACACCTAATTGATCTTTATACTTTGATGATAATCTAGGTATACTCTTTACACCTGCTTTTGTAGCAGCTTCTTCTAAGAATCTTAGTCCTGCATTACTATCTAAGTATTGAATAACACCTTTTTTAACTACAGTACTGTTAAAGAAATTAGATTTTAATTTTTCACTAAAAGTTTTTTTAGCTGCAATTAATGTTTTTGTACCTGTGTCCCCTGCAGCTTGTATTTTTGCATCATCAAGCATTTTTTCTGTCTCGTTATTAAGTTTTGAGCCTGATGACTCTTTATCTTTATCTCCTCTAAGTTTTTTAGGGTCATATATTTTAGCTTTTGAATCCTTTTTAATAATTTTTGCCGCTCCGTCTTGTAGTTTATATATTCCGTCCCTTACACCTACTAAAAATGTATCTAAAGAATCCGTTCCTATTGTTCTAGAAGGTTTATCTAAATTTTGAGTCCTTACTGTTCTGGTAGTTACTCCATTTTTAGGTCCGGGTTCTAATATATCTAATACTTTAATCCTATCCCCATTCCTATCAGTATATATCTGTCCTGCTTTAGGGTCTATATCTTTTCCTAGATTTAATTCTTTTATAGCTTTTTTTGCAATACTATCTCTGCTCCAAACAAAACCTTTGGCTACACCACTAGTAAATGCAGGAATAAATGCAGCAGGTATTGCACCTGAGATTACATTTTTTAATCTTTCCATTCCCGGGTCTCCGTTAGGATCTGTTTGTAACCACTGAGTTAGTGCATTTTTTGTAGCAGGAAATCTAACTAGTAAGTCTGCAAGGTTAGGATCATAAGGGGCAAAAGCTATTGCATCTGCTGCAGCACCTGCTCCTAATGATACTGCTGCTGTTTCTTTTACGCTTAAAGATTTTTTTAAAGGTATTTCTCCAACCTTTTTTTTTGTTGTTCTAATTCTATCAACTTGTTTATCATAAGTTATTGTTTTTTTGCCTGGAATACTTACTGTTTTTGGGGTTCCTCCAAGTTGAATCATAAGCATTTCACTAGAAGTTTTAGGCTTTACTTTTTTAATTGTTTCAGTTTTTATAGTTTCAGTAACAGGCTTGTTTATTGTTTCTTTTACTTTTCCTTTTTCTAAAAAAACTATATTGCCATCTTTTTTTTGTTTAATTAAATTTTCTTTTTTAATACCCTTTGAGACAAGTTCTTTTACAGTTCTGTTTAGATTACCTGCATTTTTAACGTACATATAACCACCTTTGGCTATTTTAAATGCTCCACCATAAGGTACAAAAAATTGAGCGGCAGGTCTTATAAATTGACCTACTGTAGTCTGCGCTTCAGGAACTATGTCACTGTATTCTACTTCCATACTTTTAGGGACTACAAAATTGTATGCGGATTCACTGGCATCAACTACACCACCTGCAGTTTGCACAGCAATATCTTCTAGTATTTTTGCAACTTTAGGTAAAAATGGCTGATCATCATCATCATCTTTTTTTTCATAGCCGACTGCCGCTCTTTCTAAAGAAGCAGAAAGAGACTTTTTAATTTCCTCTTCTGTCATACTTACTCCTGTGTTTTTGGTATTCCGTCTGCGTTATGTGTTTTAGCGTATAGTAAATCCCAGTTTTTAGGAGTTTTACTTGCAACCCCTTCACCTTTAGGTCTAGGTTCTACATGACCAGGCTTTAAATCAGGACTCTTAAATATTTGAAATCCTGTATTTTCATCATATAAAGATCCCTGACCTCCAAAAAAGTTTAAAACGTTTGGATCAGATGCATTCTGTTGTCTCCATTCTGCGGCTTCTGAAGGTATAGTAGGTATAGGGTCTACAGAATCCGTTCTTAACCAAACTTCTTTATCCATGTCTTCTAAAGTTTGAGTTGTCTCTTTTCGATCCATATCTGTTTGTAGGATAGACTTTTCAGGTAGAGTGCTAGTGTCTAGATTTGCTAGTTTTTCTGCAACATAGTTATCATTTATTAACTGAACAGTAGCTTGGTTCCCAATTAAATTTAATAACTCTACTTGTAACAAGTCTTTATTTCCATCTTGAGACATTGTTTCCATGATAACTCCATCTATTATGTCCATACCTGTAGAGGTATTTCCATTAGCACCTGGTAAATTTCCTATAGCTGTGTTTACAGAATCGTCAAGTCTTGATTGTTTGTCCTCATTTATTCGAGTATTAAAGTTAATTAAATCTTCAAAACTTTGTACTTCTGATAGTTGCTGTAGTGCAAACTGATCTATATTTTCTTTTGTTAAATCCTCTCCCATAACTGTATTCACACCTGCCCTCTTTTTAAAATTGGCAAATTGATCTTCATCCATGTCCTTAACTAAATCTTTATAGTAGCCTCTAATATTAGAAGATATATTGTTTATAGACTTTCCTATAGCAGTTGCAAAGGTAGAGGCGGTTACACCCTCTTCATTTCCGTTTATACCTAATGCGTTGTTAACCTCATCGCTCACGGTTCTGTTTTGCCAATTATCTAGTAAAGGATCAGATAAAATTGTAAAGACATTTTGTTTTATCTTATCTTCTGTAGTGTTTCCAAATAGAGATAGATCATAACCTTCAGTAAATTCATTGTAGTTTAGTTGTTTTTGACTGTAATCAAATCCTGAAGCAACTGCAATATTTTCTGCTTTTATTCTATTTCTGTTTATTATTTTTAATTCTCTAGGTGCTGTAACAACTCCTAATTCTTGTGCTGCCATAGCTAGGCTATCTTTAGTATCTCCAAAACTTGCAACGCTTATACCTTTATCTTCCATGAATATTTTAAAATTTTTAACAGGCATTTCGTAATGCTTGAATTCAGGGTCTGTCATATTACCTTCTCCAGGAACTCCTTCAGCTTGAGAGGGAATGTATTGGTTAAGCATTAAGTTTGTTTTAGTTACTATGTTTTTAGGTATATAGGTTATAACATCATTAAAGCTTCCATCTGTAAGTGTATCTCTTCTACCACTAACGTATTGAAGGTTTCCTTCACCCATGTCTACTAAGAATTTCAAATCTTTTTGCTCTTTTAGTGTGGGATTGTACTGCTCGATAAAACTTTTACCTTTCTCTGAATCTGTAGAAAAATAAGAAACATTATTAAAATACCTACTTACAGGAACATTACCATCTATAGTTGGAACATAGTAGATAGAACCAAAATCTTCTTCTCCTGGAGTTTGGGATATTTGAAATGCATCTACTATTTCCCCAGTTGATGAAATAAATCTTTTTCCTTCTCCAATTTTTTGTTTCTTTTTACCATAAAATAATTCAGATCCTATATACTGTACTTTATCTTTAGATACACTTCCCCCCGTTGTTGGTGTAATATCAAACTGAGATCCTGCAACATTATCACTTATATTATTTTCATTTTTAACAGTATTTACTGCTGATTGAGTATTAAAATTTTGTGTATTTCCAGATGAATTCATTGCTATTTCTTGTATAGTTTGACCTATGTTGCCTCCATGATTCGTAGGAGTTTTCCACCAATTTGTAAGACCATAGATTTCTTTACCCATGTCTAAGTAGTTTTTAAAATTAGTATCACTACTAAGGGCATATCCTGCATGCTGATCTATAAACTCAGACTTAAAACCTAGACTCATTAAATCCATTTTTCTTCTTTTGGCTTCTTTGTCTAATTTTAATTCCTCAAATTCTGCATCAATTTCTGCTTGTTTTCTTGCTCTTTCTATATCATCAGCTAATTTTGCTTTCCTATCATCTTCTTTTACTTGCCTTTCAGCCATGGCTTGAAATTTATCTAGTTCTCCTCCTAGATAGCCTTTTGCAAATGCTCTCATTATACTCATTAGTTATCTCCTTTTGCCATTATGCCTGATGGTTGTTCTTTTAATTCTTCTCCTACTTCTTCAACAAATTGTTTTAATCTATCTTTAGTAGGTTTTTCTGGTTTACTTGAATCTTTCATTTGTTTAAATTTAGCAAAACGTTTATGAAACTTATTATTGCTCTGATCTTTTATAAACATTTTTATATTAGGAACTTTTACTCTCATCCCTATAGCTAGTACCTGATTAAATACAACTTCAGAAATTAATATAGCAGTATCTACTGTCCACTTACCTTCTGTAAATCCACCAAATACAATCATACGAGTAATAGCTTCTACAGGTATATCATTCTTTAAAAATGTAATAATTTGATCTAGCATAGCAGGATCGTGCATTCTATCCCAAACATACTCTGAGGCTTCATCTACAGAAGTATATTGTGGTGCATGTTCCCAAGGATAGTTTCCTGGAGTATTTGTTAAAGATTGCCCCGGTACAGGCGTATCAAAAATATTTTCTTTCATTATTCTGCTCTTCCCCCAATCTTAATTGCATAGGCATTTTCACTTTGAAATAAACGTCTTTGCCAAGACATTAAATTTACCTCTGGATCTGATGTGTCGACACTTTCTGCTTCTCCTGGAGGAGTGCTAGTTAAAAGAGCCATATCTGTACTAGAAGTAGAAGGAAGATTGATTTGAACTCCACCACCACTTCCAGATCCTCCTGGTGCAAACATATTACCAATACCATCTTTAATTTTATCTGTTAGCATATTTCCTATAATATCACCAATCATTATTCTGTACCCCCTTTACTTCCAAACATACCAGAAGCAAACCTTCCTAGTAGTTCATATAAACCGTCTCTTGAAGCTTGATCCTGTAGATCAAAAGCTGTCTGTCTTTCTAATGCTGCTGAAGCTAAGTTATGCGCTCTGTTCATAGAGTTTTGAGCAGCTTCATTTGTCCATGATGCTTCATCTCTCCATTGTTGCCATAGTGATGACATTGCAAAATTAGATATACCTAATGCATTTTGTGCATTGGTTTGATTAGCTGCATTAACTGATGCTGTATTTGCTGTATTTATTGACCTTCTCCAGTTAGCATTAGATTGGTCTATAACTTGTTGATTCTGAACATTAAATCTTTCTCTTTGGTCTGTTAACTGTGAGTTAAATTGATTTATTTGTGCCTCTGTTTGTAAGTTAGCCTGTGCTACTGAAGTCTCATTACCGGCATTTGATGCTGCAATTCTATTGGATTCATTAGCAGAAAATTGACTCATAGCATCTGCTCTTTGTGCATTAGCTGTAAATACTGATGTTGATAAATTTTTATAAAACTGATCTACTTGATTTTGACTTGTTGCATTAAACTGTAATGCAGCGTTAGAAGCTGCCTGATCTGAAAATAATTGTGCTTGTCTTGATTGTAGGTTTTGAAGATTGGCTTGTTGATTATTTGATAGATTAGCCATATCCATTTGAAGATAGGATTGTGCATTTTGAACTGCTGCTTGTTGTCTGTTGTTAAGGTTTTGAAAGATCATAGCCTTATAAGTATTAGCATCTGCTGCAGCTATAGGTGTTGCAGAGTTCATAATACCTTCTGCTAAAGCTTCTGCATACATACTAGAAGCACCCATACCTCTCTTAGCCATATTAGCTTCTACTAGTTTTTGTGCCCCTCTAGCCCATGCAGGTAAATCTTTACCTTGAGAAACAGAGTCTGTAACTTGTTGTTGTAATGTAGCTAGCTGTCCTGCTACAGTTGCATCACTTGTGATTTGACCAGTTTCAGCAGTCATAGGTTGAGTGACTGCACCTTGCGCTGCTGTCATAGATGGAGCAGTGCCTACCGTAGTGGCTGTGTAATTGGCTGCAGCTTGTGCTGCAGGGTCTGCTACCTGAACTGTTGCAGTGGGTGTGGTAGCCGTTGCTGTTCCTGCTGTTGCTGCGGGTATTGCAGAAGTAGGTACAGTTGTTGAAACTCCGGGAGTAGCTATAATTTCATTAGTTTGAGCCTGCTGTAAGGCAGGAGTCATAGTTGCGCTTTGGGGCAATACGGGATTTACAGTTTGTTTTTTTACAAGATCTAACGTATCTTGTGAGGTACCTGCTTGAGGTGAAGGTACTGCACCTGTAGGTAATTGAACTGTAGGTATTATTTGTGTTGCCATATTATTTCTCTCCTATTAGATAGCTTTCCATCCACATAATTTTTTCTTTAATTACTGCGATGTCTTGTTGCATTTGTGTTACACTATCAACTCTTGTTTCTAATGCTTTTACTTTTGTATTGAGTGTTCCATATATAATTCCTACAGATAGTAACATTGGTATAAAACTTAGTAAGAATTTTATATCTATTTTCATTACTTCATACCCGCCAAAGGATTAGCTAAAGTTTTTTGTATTACATCTGTAATTTTTGTTTCTAGTTCACTCATGTCTTCCTTAATATCTTTTATTGCAATTTTAATATCTGCTTGATTTTCTCTGGAATCTTGTTTTTGATTTTGCTCTACGTCTTCTATTATGGACTCAACTCTGCGTAAATCTGTACGAAGGTCATTTTTTAATTCATTAGCTACGTCAGATACAAGAGATACCTCACTAAGTAGCATAGTCATTTCTTGCATAATCATGTCTACTTCAGTTTGTAGAACTTCTAATTTTGTTTCAAAGCCACTCAGATCGGGGGCAGAATAGGATAGCATTACAGATTTCATATCTTGATAATCCTTGAACGCAACAAAGCCGCCATACAGCGACCCTATAAGAGTTCCAAGAGCAAGTAAGATACCAAAGACCTTACCTCCCTTAAATTTTAATCCTCCAAATTCAGCTTCCATCTGTTCTCCTTATTGATATTGGCTATTTAATATATTGTTAAATGCATTGTTACTATCTACTATCATATAATAGTTAGCTAAATTATTATCTTCTATTTGAGTATCTGGTAAAACTACATCTGTAAAAAATCCTACAGTATCTTGTAGTGCTACTTGTGTCTCAAAAAAACTTTTAGTATTACCTAGTACCTGCATAACTATTAAAGTTTTTAATTGATTGCTGTCGTCATACCTACCCTTGTCTCCCATGTCCTTAACTATCTTTGTAGCTGCTTTTTGTTTAGCACTAGGCTCAGGTTTAGTTTTTTCTTTTACTTTACTAGGTTCGGGTTCTTGTTCGGCTTCAGCTTCTTCTGCCTCTTGTTTTGTTTCTTTAGGTTCGGGTTCTTGCTCTGGCTCAGAGGTCTCTGGTTCAGGTTCCATTTCTGGTTCTTGTACGTCCTCTTGAGCAGCTTCTGGCTCGGGTTCAGTAGGTTCATTATCCATAGAAGTTTCCATAACAGGTTCTTCTTCCATAGTCTCTGGCATATCCATAGCCGGTTCTTCTGTTGCTTCAATATTTACCTCTACTTGTTGGGGTTCAGGAAAATCCATTTCCATTTCAATGTCCATTTCAACTGAAGCTACTGTTACTTCCATAGGCATTTCCATATCCATATCCATGTTTGTAGGTACCATGACAATATCAGGCATATCGTATTCCATATTCATGTCCATTTCCATTTGAAAATCCATTTCAAACTCTTGCATTTCCATCTCTACGGACTCAAAAGAAAATTCTTCTACAGGTGCGTCTATAGGTTGAAAGGTAAAATCTTCTGTAACTTCATTAGATTCAAATATCATTTCTGCAACGTCATTAGCATCTTGACCATAATCTAATACTAAAAATTCTTCTAGTTCTTGTATTTGTTGATTTATAATAGTTGTAACAACATTATAGAATACGTTTATTGAAACATCATCGAATAAAGGTCCTACTGATAGGTTGATATCTCTACCGCCTACCTCTACTATAATAGTATTTAAAACGCCAGAGAAATCGAAACTACCGGAATACTGTTGGTAGCCTGATGTAACTCCAGATTCAGATAAGATATCAGTCCCTGTAAAAACTTCAGTATTTCCATATTTTCCTGTTACATGCATGTAGATACGATCAGCGGGATCTTGTTTATCTACTTTAATTGTATAATTAGTTTCACCACCATGTGTAATTGTTAAATCAGATATGTCAATAGTATTGATAAAAGTTGTACCAATACCTGTAACACCCATCGTAGAAGTTGTATTTACA